ATCTCCGTGTTGAGGGTGAAAGTGTGCAAAACACACATTGAGACGGCGCGTCTCCGAACCACGCCGCCCTATGTGGGTTCTTAGAACAACAGTTCTTCGTCGTCCTCGACAGGTGCAGCCGCTTTCGCGGGTGTCACGGGATCAGACAGCAACGCTTCGTCGTTGTCCTCGGCAGCCTCGGCCTCGGCCCACGCAGCAGCCGTGTCCTCCATGTCACGTTGCATCTGCAACCTGTCGTCTGGCCCCATGTCATCGTCTCCAATGACAGCGCGAACTTCCGCTGGTACGTCGGCGGTCAATTCGTCGAGCGTTGGCCCTTCGTCGATGTCGGCAGCGTCGGCTGCAAGCATCCGCTCAAAGGCTTCCCCTCTGATACGTTCGATGACGGAATTGCCATTGGCATCGTCACTGGTCAACGCGACCACTTGGGCCATGCCCAAAGCGCGATCAGTCAGCCCATTGATGAGTGCGATCAAAATCATCTGGTCAGGTGTGATGTTCTTCATGTGAAACTCCTTGTTCACGGGTTAGATGCAGCAAAACCGCACCTCGAAACGTCACACACGGTGACGCTCGGAGGTAAGGTTCAGGACGCAACCGCTAAGGCTGCGCCCCGAAGTGTCGAGATTAGCTACGTGCTACGAGTGTGTTGACAACCGAAGTTAGGGTCATCATCATCGCTGTGAGGTCTTCCAAGCTCGCCGCTTGGACTGTGCCATCGGGTTTGGCGACGACACGAGGCTTAGTCGGTGCAACGGGTGGAGCCGAAGGCTTGTCTTGAGCGGCGTGGAAGTCTTTGCGCCACTGGCCGAACAGCTTGAGAGCCGAGGCAGCGTTCTTACGGTTCTTGTCACCACGTTTCGGGTTGTTAGCGATGGCTTCGAGGTCGTCGTTCAAAGCTCGACCGATGTGTTGGCCGTCAACGTGGTTGATGATACCGGCCATTCTGGCATCAGCGAAGACTTTGACAGCCGTTGCTTTGCCGATGCTATCGGTAGCACCTTTGGTGGTGTCTTCGACATTGGCGATAAGTGTTGCCAGTGTGGACTTACGCTGTGCGACTGACAGCTTAGTATATGTGAACATTTCCATGTGGTTACTCCTTGATGGAAGGTTGATGTTCTGTCGATCCGACCAATCGAACCGACAAATTCACATTCCCCCCACCCCCCTTTAGGGGGTTAAGGACGACTTCAACTGTAGTTACTTGATATGACTGGTCTTATCCTAATAACCGTATTGAATTGGTGAGATGAGACTAAATACTGAGAACTTACCCCAAGATAGTCCCTCGGTAGGACTAGAAAACACAATAGTTACAATAACTTACGATGAGACTAGGACACTGACTTGTCAGTGTCGGCACCGAGAAAGGCCGAAAGGGGGGGGTAGACCCCCTTTCGCCGTTTGGTTTCGCGTATTCCCATTCCCTGCAACTCGAATTTACGCACCATGAAATGAAAACTTAGTCACGGATATGTAACACATGGCAACCTATCGCAAAGAAGTAAGTCGTACACATGGCACTGGCGGTTTAACACCCGTCACGCCCATAGAAGTAGACCGCGTGCGTCGATCCGTACTCGACGTNGTGCGTAAGCAAATACCGTCTGTCAGAGATGTATTAGACGGTAACAAGCAATGGAACAATTCTCAGGTCAGACTGTTCGGCATGATGCTCAACAAAGTCATGCCTGACCTACATCACTCTTTTAACGAGCACGCAGTCGAAAACAAAGCCGAGCACGAACTTACGTTCGCGGAGCTACAGGTTATCGCCGCACAAGCACACGAACCCATAGAGGACGACACAGATGTCATTGACGCCACAGCAAGCAGCACAACGCCTATTACTGATAACGAAAGCAAAGGATAGTTTTCATGGCTTTGTCACGTCTTTATATCCAGACTTTAAACTCGCGGGCTTCCAAAAAGACCTTATTGAAACGCTGGATCAGCTTGAGAAAGATACGCTGGGCTGCAACCGCTTGCTTATTACGATGCCGCCTCGACACGGCAAGTCTTGGCTGGCGTCTACGCTTTTCCCGGTTTACTACCTCGCCCGTAAAGCAAACCGCAACGTACTTGCGACGTCTTATAACCAAGACTTAGCCAAGACTTTTGGCCGCCAAACCCGCGATCACGCCCGCGAGCTAATCATGCCGCAAGCCTTTCCCGACTTTCACATGTCAGACGAGAGCAAAGCGGTTGACGACTGGCGCACAACGATGGGCGGGGGCTACTACGCCACTGGTCTAGGCGGTTCCACCACAGGCCGCGCAGCCACATTGCTCTTAATAGATGACCCGATCAAAGCCCGTGAGGAAGCAGACAGCGCAACCCAGCGCAATAAGACGTGGTCGTACTACGTCTCAGCCCTGACCACACGTAAACAGCCAGAGCCAGACGGCACGCCGCCCATCGAAGTCGTGATCCTAACTCGCTGGCACCCCGACGACTTAGCGGGCCGCATTATGGACACCGAAGACTGGAAGGAAGGCGCGTGGACGCACGTAAACTTTCCCGCCATACGCCGCGTTAAGAGCCAAGAGAAATCATCAGTCGCATCTCTGCCCGAAGACGACGAACGTTACATTCCAAAGGGCGAACTTAGCAAAGTATCCGCATCCAAGCGCACCTATTACAAGGAAAAAGAAGAAGCCTTATGGCCTGATCGCTTTCCCATCGAAGACTTACGCAAGCGAGAACGCCTAGACGCACGCGAATTTGCCAGCCTCTACCAGCAAACACCCTACATCAAAGGCGGTAATCTCATACGCGCCTCATGGTGGCGCAAGACTAACGATGTACCCAAGTGCAACACGGTCATAATCGCGGCAGACACAGCCTTTAAAAAGACTGAAACCGCAGACTATTCCGTGATGATGGTGCTTGGCCTTGACGACTTAAACGACATTCACATCCTCGACGTAGTCCGAGACAAGTACGACTTCCCTGAACTTAAACGTGCAGCCATAACTCTCAACGCCAAGTGGCGAGGCAGAGGTTTACGCGGCCTATACATAGAGGACAAAGCAAGCGGTCAGTCGCTCATACAAGAGTTGCGAAATCAGTCTGGCATGTCCGTCCTACCAGTCAAAGTTGGCAGCGATAAAGTCTCACGTCTTAACGCCGTACTCCCGCTCATAGAGGGGGGACGAGTTTATCTGCCAGATAGTGCATTATGGCTCGACAGCTTTATGGAAGAGGCCCAGTCCTTTCCATCGGGCAAGCACGACGACCAGATTGACGCCCTTTCTATGGGCTTAGAGGCGATTGCAAAAATGGGTGGAGCAGCCAGCGAACTAATGAACGGACCAATCAACATGGCTTCCTCTCTTTCGGCTCAATTCAATCAGGCTGAAACTAAGGAATGGTGGGCTACAGACCTAAAGCATCAGCCTGAGTTTAAAGGCTGGGGAGAACTATAATGCGTTACAAGAACCAGCCTTACTCTGAGGCGCAAGACGTCGTCGTAGACCTATCAGAACACGCTGAAGCTCTGATGCAGTACGAAGACATTTCTGACATGCTCACAGAGGAACAGGAAACGAAGCTGATCGACTACGTTCGTGCTTGCACCAAGATGTCACACGAGCGCATCAGAGGCCGTCACAAGCACTGGCAAGACGCTGACAGGGCGCACGACGTATGGGTTCCAGCAGACAGCACAAAGTTCAGAGAGAAGGCTGTAGTCGCAGACACACGGGCTATCAGCGACACAGTCCTAACATACCTCATGGCCGCGCTCACAGGCCGCAATCCGATGTTCCAGCTTGAAGGATTAAACCGCAAGTCCCGCAAGTCGTCACAAATCCTAGAGCGCCTATTACACCAGCACATGCGCCGTACAGCAGGCGAGGCACGCCTAGCCCAGATGCTCTTAGACAGCATACGTTATGGCTTTGCCCCCACCAAATGCGTGTGGAACCCAGTTAAAAAGACGAACGACATCGTCAACTTTGACCCACGTCGTTGTTTCCCCGACCCCAGAGTGAACTGGGGCGACTGGGATCGTATGCAATTTATTGTATTTACGGACCATATGTCCACGTCGGCTCTGTTAGGCTCTGGTCTATACCCAAAAGTATCCAAATATCCGGGCCTTCGACGTAAAGAAAAGAGCAGACACTCGTGGGACGCGCATGGTTGGTTTAAAGAAGAGGGCCGAGGCCTATCAATTAACCCTGACGACCCTCAAGGTCAGGAGAATGGTTATCATTTCACCCTGCAAGAGAGCCGAATAGTCGACGAAGCATGGGTTAGGTTTAACGGATACGAGATTGGCATACCCAGCATCGAACAGATATGGATGCTAGTCACCGTTCTGGACGAGTGCGCTATCATAAACTGCCGTCTAAACCCTTACGGACGCCAGTTCCCCGTCGTAATTGGCGGCTTGTACCACGATAGCCACAAGACTTACGGCCAATCCCTATACGATCTACTACTCCCCCTGCACGACATAAGCACATGGCTACTTCGCAGCCGTATCGACAACGTCCAAGCGGCCTTAAACAACCTAATCTTCGTCGACCCCACTGCCGTATCTGTGCCAGACTTAATAGACCGCAACCCGTGGGGCTTAGTTCGTACACTTCCCGGCACGAAACCCGGTGATGGCGTCTTCATAGCCGAGATACCCGACGTAACTAGGGGCCATTGGAACGACATTGGGGCCATGTCAGACTTAAAACAGCGTGTGTCTGCCGCCAGCGACGCCCAACAGGGTATGCCGACAGCAGATGGCATACGTTCCGCGACAGAAATCCAACGACTTACCCAGCTAGGCTCCCAAAGACTTGGCGTAATCTCACGCATAATGTCTTCGACAACAGTACGCCCCCTGGTCCGTATGATGGTTAGCAACTTGCAAGACGCGCTCGACTACGAAGGTTCTTTGCGCATTATGGGGACGGACAGCCCCGGCGAGCTAACCAATATGATTAAAGACGACTACGTCGACTTCGACATATCTATGCTCCAAGGTGAAGTAGACTACCTCATAGTCGACGGAACTCTGCCAGTAGAACCCACACGCTCTGCCGAGACTTGGATGAACATGCTCCAAGTTATGAACCAGACTGGCCTTAATATGGAATACAAGGTCGGCAAGATCGCAGAGGAAGCCATACGCTCTATGGGCGTCAGCGACTTAGACCAGTTCAAGATCACTGAGAAAGAAGCCGCACAAGGCATGTCGCCCTCACAGCAACAAATGCAGATGGAACGTATGCGCGGAGCCAGCGTCATGCCCCAAGAGCAGATGCAGCAAGAAATCCAAAAGGGCAACCTAAAGCGCCAAGGGGAATAGAATGACTAAGCCAACAGCAGCCAGCATAGAGGAAGCCACCAACCTCACAGGCTTACAGCGCCAGTACATCAAGGCAGTCGCAGAGGAAGCAGCCAAACTTGCTACCAACGCCCTGCGCGACGAGCTGGTGCAGCTCGTTATAATCAACGGTCAGTACAACGACGCCGACTTAAAGAACCGCGTGTCTGGCCTAGAGCAACAGTACGAGCGAGACGAAAAGTACACGCTCACCCGTCCCAAAATCATCGCCATGATGCAAAAGTTGGGGATGGAATAAGTGAGGACGACTTGCCCTGAGATAACGGTTAAATTGTCACAGAACACAGGCAAGGTTTAACATGGCGTACACAAGGCCCACTGGCGAACAGATTAGTTTCCGCAGCAATAAGACGGGAACGCACGTACTTGATGAGTACCTACAAGATTGCGAACAGGGTACGTTCTCTCTCCCAGCCTTGATGCAAAACCTGTTCACCAACGAGGGCAACCTCAACCCCACCGCCTTACAGTTCCGTGTGTCCGAAGCAAGTTCGACGAACCCAGTCTTTCAAGCACGCTTTGGCCACTACACCGATGCCAACGCTGGATGGTTCGACACCAACCAAAACTTCTTTAACCAGCGCGGAACCTACGCGACTGGCACAAACTACAAACGACTAGACATGATCCAGAGCGGTCAGAAGGTCTACATATGCGTCATCCCGCATACGTCAGGCGCAGTAATCGACGTAACCAAATGGGCGCTGTTCTTCGACGGCGACGCAATCCTATCCGAAGTCCAAGAATTTAAAACCAACTCAGAACCGCGACTTGATCGGCTTGAGGAAGCCGTCTTGCTCGACATTGATGTCCTTTAGAAAGGGAAAAAAATGAGTACGAACTCTCTTAAAGAACTTGTCGATGCAATCAAAACGCGCGGCAAAACATTAGCAGATGATACTGGCGCATCAGCGGCAACTTCACGCGACTTAGTGTATCTCTCGACAGCAGCCGAGCGGCTGTTTGGCGCAGACGCTATGCTCAGTATGATTAACGAGGCCACCAAGCCTGCCGAAGTAATCACTTTTGCTTCCACCACGACTGCTTACACCCTTACAGACGAACAGGTATCTCGCACAGTCGTAAAGTTTTTGATTGGGGTATCTATGACCTCAACGGAAGTGGTTGTCACGGCCCCGACTAAGGGCGTCGCGTTCGTCATCGACAACAGTTTGCCAGTACCCATTAAGGTCAAGACGCTAGGCCAGA